CGCTGTGTCAGCAGTCAATGGCAAGGTTAAGCTGTTTGGCCTAGATCAACCCGCAAAGATAGACCACACGTCCAGCGATGGCACCATGACGCCGCAAGGAATTCCAGACGATGTTAAATCAGCACTTGATGCAATCGCTGGCAAAATATCCGGCGGCAATAGCGAGGGCTAAGTGGCTTGCAACGGCTAGGCCCGCACAGATTGCACCAGAGGGCGAATGGCCAGTCTGGATTGTCTTGGCGGGCAGGGGCTTTGGCAAAACGCGGATCGGGGCAGAGGATTGCGCTTGGTATGCCGCGAACAATCCCGGCCACCAGATTGCAGTTGTGGCACCTACATTCAACGATGTTCGCGGCACTTGCTTTGAGGGTGTGTCTGGCCTGCTGGCAGTTTTGCCCCCTGAGATAGTCGCGGACTATAACAAAAGCCGCCAAGAGTTGCGCCTTACAAATGAAGCGCTTATTCGCGGATTTTCGGCTGATACGCCAGATCGACTACGCGGGCCTCAATTCCATCGGGCGTGGTGTGACGAATTGGCAGCATGGCAATACCCGGACGCATGGGACCAGCTTATGTTCGGCTTGCGCCTTGGGGATGACCCGCGCGTTATCGTGACCACCACGCCGCGCCCAACGCCGCTTGTGCGCAAGCTGGTCAAGGATGAGCGAAACCATGTCACGCGGGGCAGCACGTTTGACAATGCCGCCAACCTTGCACCTACCGCCCTGCAACAGCTACGCGAGAAATACGAAGGCACGCGGCTAGGTCGGCAAGAGCTTTACGCCGAGGTTCTAGACGATGTGCCGGGGGCGCTATGGACGCGGGCGCTTATTCGTTACGCAGACGCAGCGCCAGAGATGCGCCGCGTTGTGGTGGCGGTTGACCCTTCTGGCACAAGCGGCGATGGCGAAGGCGATAGCATCGGGATCGTGATCGCAGGCGCAACGCATGACGGGCGGTTTGTGGTGCTAGAGGACGCCAGCACGGACCTAGGCCCGGATGGCTGGGCAAGGCGTGCTGCGTCAAAGTATCACCAGCACCAAGCTGACCGCATAGTTGCAGAGCGCAACTTCGGTGGCGCGATGGTCGAAAGTGTGATAAAAACGGCTGATAGGTCTCTCCCTGTAAAGCTCGTTACGGCTTCGCGGGGCAAGGCCGTTAGGGCAGAGCCTATCGCTGCGCTTTACGAACAAGGCAAAGTAGACCATATTCGGGGCATGGATTTGCTAGAAGATCAGATGATGCAAATGACAGGCTCAGGGTATGTCGGGCAGGGTTCGCCCGACCGTGTGGACGCGCTTGTCTGGGCTTTGTCGGAGTTGGCGTTAAACCTACCAGCCAAAACAGAAACAACCGGAGTAATCGGATTATGGTAACGGCTGTATCCGCCAGCAATCGGCACCCGGAGTATACTTCGGAGATCATTTCAGAATGGCGGCTAATGCGCGATGCGTGGCGCGGGGAAATTGCCATAAAAAAGCGCGGTGAAGTTTACCTGCCCATGCCGAGCGGGTTCAAGTATCACTCTGGCGGCGCTGATGTGTCGCAATCCATGTATAACGCCTACGTCACCCGCGCCCGGTTTCCTGAGATGGTGGCGAACGCGATCCGTGGCATGGTGGGGATTGCGCATTCGCAAGAATGGCAGATCGAAATGCCAAACGCGCTTATGCCGTTATGGGAAAACAGCGACGGTCACGGATTGCCGCTTGAGGCACTGTCAAAGCGGATTACGACCGAATTGATAATGACTGGCCGATATGCCCTGCTTGCAGATGCGCCGCCGGAGGGTGGCAATATTTACCTTGCTGGATACACGGCAGAGGAAATCGTCAACTGGTCTGAGTATGATGATTTTTATGTGCTGCAAGAGCTAGTTTACGAACGCGATGGCGAAACATGGACTGCGGTTATCAAGAAGCGCGTTCTGGAATTAGAAGATGGCCGCTATGTGCAGCGCGTGTATCTGGACGAAACGCTGACAGAGGAATACCAACCCCGCGCGCGCGGCGGCTCTGCCCTTGATATGATCCCGATTGCAATCGGCGGGGCAATGGACCTTGACCTGACGCCGGACACCCCCCCATTGATCGGCGTTGCGCGGGCGTCCTTGGCGCAATACCAGATCAACGCAGACTACCGCGCGGCGCTATACATGGGAGGCCAGCAAACGCTATTTTTGCACAACGTGGCAGAAGCCCCCAAGATTGTCGGAGCGGGCATTGTCGTTTCCCTGCAAGCTGCTGACGGTTCAAAGGACACGCGGGCTGAATATGTGGGGCCAAGCCGGGATGGCTTTGAAGCCTATGTGCAGGCAATGGACCGAGAACAAGCAGCGGCTATAAAGTCTGGCGCGCAGCTTTTCGACAACACCGGCAGCGGGCAGGAAAGCGGAGAGGCGCGGCGGCTTCGGTTCAGCGCTGAAACTGCTACCCTCACAAGCATTGTCGGGGCGTCCGCATTGATCCTTGAGCGGTCCCTAAAGCAAGCTGCAATCATGGCGGGCGCTAACCCCGACGAGGTGGTCGTAATACCGCCCAAGAACCTGCTGGAAGGTCGCCTTGACCCGCAAGAGATTACAGCTCTTGTGACAAGCTGGGTGCAGGGCGCGATCAGTTACGACACGCTGCATGAAAACTTGCAGCGCGGACGGATTGCCAGCACCGAACGCACGGCAGAGGATGAGGCGCGATTGATCGACAGCGCAACACCGACCGGCGATAATGGGTTTGATGTATAAGCGGGCTTTGCATATTTGCGGTTTGCTGGTATAACTTTGCATATCTGGCCTGACGGGTCGTATAATGGAGATGCGGGCGATGCCCTTGAAAGCTGTTCTTGAAACACTCGAAGGCGTTGATGACGCCGTGCAATCTTTCTATGCCGAAAAGGATGGCGTTTTCATCCTAGACGTTGAAGGCATGGACAGTCACCCAGAAGTAAGAGGCGTAATTGGTGCAAACCAAGCCAATGCCCAAAAGGCAAAGGAGCGCCAAGCTAAGATCGAAAGCCTCACGGCGCAAATTGCCGAGCTGCAAAAAAATGCGCCTGATAACGCCGCGACACAGGCAAAACTTGCACAGCTACAAGAGCAACTAGACGCCAAATCGGCAGAGGTTGGGGAATGGCAGGGCAAATATACCACTGTGACGCGTGACCAGACCCTTTCGCAGGCATTGCAGGCGGCTGGCATCACAAACCCGACCTTCCTAAAGGCGGCGACGACGATGCTAAAGGAAACGGTCAAGGTTGGTGAAGACGGCACCGTGTATGCCGAAACGCCAATGGGGCCAAAGGTCGTGCATGACTTTGTTAAGTCGTGGGCGGCAGGTGACGGTAAGGATTTTGTGGCACCCCCTTCGGGCGGTGGCGCAGGTGGCGGAAAGAGCGGCGGCGGGCAACCGCAAAAGAAACCAGAGGATATGGGCGCGCAAGAGCGCACTCAGCTTCTGAAAGAAAACCCGGAGGAGTTTTACAAACTCTTTCCACAGGCCAAATTGAGGTGATCACATGGCACTGACACAGCTTTCGGACGTATTCGTCCCCGAGGTTTACGCAAGCTACACCAGCGTGGACAGCCCTGAGCGAACCGCGTTTTTCAATTCCGGTGTTGCTTTCCTTGACAACACCCTTGCCGGGTATTTTTCCGATGGCGGGCGCATTGGCGAACTGCCTTTCTGGAATGATATTGACGCGACCGGCGAGCCGAACTATGGCACCGACGACCCTTCGGACGTTGCGGTCCCTGCCAAGATCGACAGCGGCACGCAGATCGCGCGCATGGCTTCGCTGAACAAGCCGCTTTCTGCGGCTGACATTGCACGCGAACTTGCGGGTTCTGACCCGTTGCAGCATGTGCGCAACCGCTTCGGCACCTACTGGATGCGCCAATGGCAAAAGCGCGCCATTGCTTCCATGCAGGGCGTCATCGCTGACAACGTGGCCAATGACGATGGCGACATGGTGAATGATATTGCAGGCGCGACCAATGATGACGTTGCGGAAGGCACTTTGTTCAACCGCGCGGCGTTTACTGCGGCTGCATTCACCAGCGGCGACCACTACGATGATTACACGGCTATCGCTGTGCATTCGGTCGTTTATAAGCGCATGGTCGATAATGATGACATTGAGTTCATCCCAGACAGCCAAGGCGTTATGTCGCCTACTTTCATGGGCCGGAGTGTTATCGTTGATGACGGTATGCCGTTTACTGCGGCGGCTGGCACGGACGCTTCTGACGCGGCGGCGACTTACACCAGCTTCCTGTTTGGCCCCGGCTTGATTGGCTACGGCGAGCGTTCGCCAACTGTGCCTTTCGAGGTGAAGCGGGAAGCGCTGCAAGGCAATGGCGCTGGCGTTGAAATCATCATCGAGCGCAAGTCTTGGGTTCTGCACCCGTTTGGAACGCAGTTCTTGAGCGACACGCTGACCGATGGCAACGCAACGCTGGCGCAGCTTCGCCTTGCGGCCAACTGGGATCGTGTTGTTGATCGGAAAAACATTCCGTTCGCGGCGCTCATAACCAACGGCTGATATTTGGTGTGGGGCTGGGCAACTAGCCCCCATCCCAATATCGGAGGCGTGACCATGAAGCGATATAACCGCCGTTTGTATTTCACCTTGCGCGCGCAGCGATTGGCGCGTGACCGGAGGGCCGCATGAACCTTATTCAGCAATTGAAAATTCAGGCCATGTATGCGCGCCAAGCTGCGCAGCCAAAGCCTGTTAAAGCAGAACCGCTTGACCTGACGCCAGAGGGAATTGACGCCATGGACAAGGCCGCGCTTGTGGACTTGCTTGAAGCGCATGGCGTGGCCGTTGACAAGCGCAAGGGCGTTGCCACGCTGGCGGCTGAGTTGAAAGAAGTCGTATTGCTAGGAGGCGACGATGAGCAACAGTGAACAAGTTACCCGAGAATGGTCGGACGGGCTTGCAATATCCAGCACTACGCAATTCCAAGCCCTTGGCGGAGAAGTCTATATTGCTACTGGCGGTTCGGCCCCGTCAAAGAACATGGCCGGAAACCTTGTGCCAAATCGAAAGGCCGTAGAAATTGACGCTGGTCAAACGGTCTATTGGCGCACAGACGAAACCGCGCAGGTTTACATTTCATGGCTTGAAACAGGCTTTTAATGGCCCGCAAGCCTTATAAGAAGAAGGGGCGCAAGACGTGAGCCTAACGATTGAGGACGGCACCGGCGTTGAAGGCGCTGACAGCTACGTCACGGCGGCGCAGGCTGCTACGGATGAGGCTCTTTATTTCGGTGAGTCCTCAATTTCTGACGATGCGGCGGGCGAAGCCGCATTGCGCAGGGCTTGGGTTTACATGGGCGCGCTTGATTGGAAGGCGGAAACGTATCCTC